CACACCAGCATCACTATTTAAAAGTAATGTCTTACCTTCCGCTGGAGTTATTTCTATCTGGCCACTATTGGTTATTTTAATAGTTGCTCCATTATCTGTTTTTAATAAATAACTTCCCGGCTTAGTGACATCTCCATCTTGTGGTGGAGGTTTGGCCAGACTAAATACGTTGCCAATAACAATCCCATTATTAATATTTCCGCGAATGAATACTATAGTTGCTTGAGTGCCTAAAGGTGGAGGCATTATCTCACCCCACGAAGATAAAGGAACCCAACCTGTTTCAATATCATCCGGTACTAATAATACTTTCACGCGATATAATTTAGGGTCGTAATGCTGAATAATACATGGCTGCACGTAAGTTTTAGCATTCATTTCCAAATTAGATAGTTGCTTGATGCTATTCATAAAAGTATCCATCAAACCACCTGCGAATTTACGTCATGGTTTTTAGCCGAGACATCCATTAAAAAGGATTCTCCGAAACTCATGTGACGAGTTATTGTGTAAGGATAATATAATTGATCGAATCGATTGCCCACTCCCGTTAATTTAATAATATTGCGCGGCGTTAAAATCGTATCGCCCATTAACTGCAAAGTAATTTTCTTCTCATGTCGGGAAAGTTGTAAAAGGGCTGCTTCAGCAATTCGAGTCACAGCATCAGGGTCAACACCGTCAGCATGTATTACATATGTTTGTGTTTTAGTTCGGCCCTTTGTTCGCTGTGGTGTATGTTTACGGCTAACCGTTTGACTGTATTTTGTGGCATTTAAACCACTCCATCCTTTCACACGAACTCGAATATCGTTAGCAATCGTGTAATTTCTATGCACTCGTATTTTTAATACATTAGACGCTTCAAATCCACTTTCATCGGCATAACTCCAATTTATATCGTAATAATCTTTAGTCGTACTCGGCGGTTTAAAATGTAAAGTGTCATCAATGACATATACTTCATAACCTTCATTTTGTGCTAATTTACATAAAATATCCCATTCTGATTGGCTACCTGTAATAGTTACATGCTGATCGCTATCATATTGTCCAATCAGTAATCGCGTGGGTGTGATATCTTGTTTAAGTTGGTGTTCTTCAGCATAATCAGCTGCCAATTCAGATGCAGTTAAATTAGCAATTACTTTTGATCGTAAAGCTTTAGTATCCATCAATAAAGAAGTTAAATCTCTCCCCGAAAGCGTCACATGTCCAAAACCTAAATCAGTATCTTCAAAATCAATATATCCAAATAAAATCCTAACAAAACTACCCGAACCATCATCCACAGCTATTTCTAACTTTAAAGATTCTGTATTTAATATGAAATCCATATCTTTCGCAGTTTGGTCATAATATGGCGCTTCTACGGTAAAAATATTTGCTGCATGAGTGTTTGTACTGTTTATACTAAACGACAACCAATCAATAATTACATCATTAATTTTTATTCTTGCTCTAACTTTAGAAACGTCTGGGATGTCTTTCAGATCACGGTTCAAATTCACCTCCTCGATCATTTCCGTCCCATGCTGGAATAATTAATTTAACAGTTCCATAAATTTCAGGGTCAATTAAATTATTAGCATCAGCGATAACAGTCCATTGTGAAGCATCTCCATAATATTTTGCTGCTAGTTTATAAAGATTCGTATTATTCACAGTCACTACCGGTGCATCAGCCGTTCCTTTGGTCTGTTCTGTTGTGACTATCATTTTTTCGGCAATAGCTTGCATCCTGTATAAATTAGCATTTTCTAAAATAAGGGCACTTTCTACATTTGGGTCGGTACCTCCTCTCAATAAACTTTTATTGTTATCTAATGATATTGTAATTTGAGTTAAAACATCAGTGATATACCCTTCTAGCGTACCTCTCACTATTTTCGTAATTGCATCGTTTGGTAATAAAGTGTTCAAATATTGATTTAAAATTTCCAAGACAATACCTATATTGGGTTGACGTATCATCTCCAAAATATCAAATAATAAAGCAATAGCATCATAAAGCGCATCTAAAAATCCAGTCGGAGGTGGGTCTATAACTGGATTAGAAAGGTCTTCAATAATAGTTAAAGTTATTGAATAAGGAACTTTATAATATTTGTTAATCGTCCCTGTGAAAGATTTGATAACTACTGAATACTTAAACTCTAAGTATGAAAAAATTAATCTGTTTCCTTCAGTACGTCTAAAATCTAAAGCTCTAAATCGTTTCGATGCATTAGCCCCAAAAAAAATACCTGTCCATGTAATATCATCATCATCCCGGCCGACAGCAACTATCTTCCTTTTTCCACCAACAAATTTATTTACGTGAATCATTTGATTACCACCGGCATTAATACCTTCAGGTACTTCCGCATGTTCAAATTCAAAATCACCCAGTTTAACTATTGTGTCTGCCATCTGTATTTCTCTTAAAAACTATAATTAGGTGTTGGTAAATTAAGTCCAATATCAAAGTTTGATTTTTGATTCATCGCTGATTGAGCCATGTCATTACCAATATGTTTGGATACTATTTTACCTACTTTTTTTCCATCCATTAAAACGTGAGTTTCAGGTCGATGTTCAGTTTTTGGCCTTATATGAATTCCTAATGAATTTGCAGTAGCCGCTTGATCGGCTGCTTTATGATGCCACAAGAATTTAAAAAGACCCACATCAGATGTATACTCTTTACTTCTTTTTTTCCACGCTGGATAAAGCGTTTTCCAATGCTTAACAACTTCCCATAATCCCCACAAAGCTAAAGTAATTTCACCGATTCCTGTAGCCATTTCTCCAACGCCTATTGCTGCGAATAAAAGTTTAAAAGCTATTCCTAATCCCATAATAGCGCCTCTCAACAACAACACAACACCACCAATTGCCATTGCTGCTGACAATGCACCTAATGCTATTATTAAATCGCCTCCCAAACGCGGGTGTTGTTTGAAAAAAATAGCCAGATTTTTTAAAATGTCAGCAAACTCATTTAATGCCGGTATTAACTGTGTCATTGTTGACGTGCCCATAGCAGTCATTACATTTTTCCATTGTGCTGCTACTTTTTTATATGCTACATTTGGGTCAGTAGTACTTAATGCCATTAAAGCTGCCGTACTCGGAACGCCACCTAACATCCGTATTTCTTTATGTATCGCGAATGGTCGCGCTATTACATTACTTGCCAACCACGCCGCTAATGAATTGCCTTTAAAATACAAAGCTGCTTTTGCAGATAATTGTCGCTGATTTAATTTTGGATACGCTTTCTTAAGTGCTGGTTCTAAATATTTAAAAACCCACCCTATCGGGTCCGCAGCAGCCATCTTTCCCCCCACGAGAGGAAGTCCCATAATATTTCGTGGCATTGCTTTTCCGATAGTCGCTGGATGCAACAACATCGTTTTATACATTGTTTTATATTTAGTGAGTTCAGCAGCAGATAATGGTTTACCGGTCGTTAACAATCCTAATGATTCAAATCCAGCTCGCGTACTTTTCGTCATTACTCCCTGAATCATCATCCGATACCAAGCATTGATGACTGACCCCGGACCACCTCGTGCACCTCCAGCTCCCCCGCCGCGACCTAGTGCCATTTCTTCCATCAAAATAGGCATCGTTCTAAATAAAGTTTTATCACTTAATCCAAGTCCAGCGCCACGCGCGTATTTTAAAAGACCCATATACATCGTAGGCGTTACTTTTCCAGCTGTACCAACAACTACTCTGATCATGTTATCCATGAATTTATCAAAAACGACTTTGTTGGCTGTTCTACCTGCCATTTCAGCGGCTTTAGCTGCTGTATATACCATCTTCGATGCATCAGCTGAAGGTCCTAACTTTCCTGTTTCTTTCGCCATAATAAACGCGGTTTTAAATCTAGCCATTTCAGGAAGTAATGCAAAGGCTCTCGGCGCCGAACCAAGAATACGTCGTAAAGATATGCCCATTTGCAATGCTTCTGTTGCTGATACAGTCTGTACTTTAGCAGTAGTTTTCCATGCAGCTGCAATTAAATTTGCAACTTCAACATGCTTCATCCCCACTGCATTAGCCTGCACTAACGTGTGCAAATATTCCGAAGCTGGTTTTAACATTTTAGCCGTGGCAAATAATCCCAAACCGCCCATAAACGCCATTCCAGCACCAGCCAACATCGTAGATTTTATTTTATTAATGTTAGCTTGAAGCAAAACTGCTTCTTCATTGGTTCTAGCGAATTTCTTAGATAAACCCATCAATCCACGAGAAACCCCGTCATGGACTGTAAGCCTAACCATGATGTGATATAGTTCTAACATATCTTACCTTAAATGATATTTAGTAATTAAAGGGAAAACCGACTTGCCAAGAAGTCCTATCAAAACTTTTTCACTCTTAAATACAGCACGGCTTAAAACAGGACGTTTAGGCATATACATAGTTCCGGTTTCATGCCAAAACAAAGCGGGATTAAAAGATTCAATTATAGCCATGTAAGGAAATACTTTATAGGTGATTGATTGACGCATTTTACCTGTACGATCTAAGATTCCTTTCCCACCATATCCCAGACGACTTTTTAAATCTAAAGTTGATGCTGCTAATTCTGGCCAATCTTCTTGTGGATTTCCAATATAACCCTTAGCTTCTTTTTGAATATACTTAGCAGCTAAAGTTAAACTACTCATAATGCGTCTTGGCATCTCTAAAGCTGCCGCATCAAGTGCAGTTACAAATTGACTCAATGTAAAATATTTCATTTAGTGGGCACCTTCGTTTTCACAAGCTGCATAGTCCTGTGATCAACTGTAGCGCCATCAAATTCACTAAACATTAAACACAGTGCTTGCCGCCATGCGTCATTTAAAGAAAAAGCTTCATCCCATGGTACATTATTATGTACAAGAAACATGACCTGCTTCAACTTAAGATTCATAAAAACTTTTTTATTTCGGCTTGGATCTCCTGTATTTCTTCAAGATATTTTGGACCAAATTATTAAGCAAATCAAAGTAAAATAGCAATTCGACCTTCGTGCCCTAAAATATCAATTAAAACATCTAAATCAGATTTTTTAAGCAGCGTATTTATTTTTGTACCTTCAACTTCACTCACATAAGCAAATGGTTTAACGCTCATCATAAACGGTTCATTTTGACATTCATCAGAACTAAATAATGTTGGAAAATAAATCTCAGATCGTGGAGACGGTCGTCGCATAATAATCGTCCGACCTCTCTTATCCTTAACCTTAAATTCAACATTTTCCGATGATGAAAAAACTGCTTTTTCTGTTTTTGCTACTTTTTCTAACTTATCACCCGTACTTTTTTTTATTGGTTCTACGTTTACATTCATTGCAACCTCCGATCTTGATTATAAAACTTTTAACTTTCTACTTGCCTCAAAAACCATAATCCATATTACAGTATCATTCCCTTTGTACGTACCTGCATCTTCCAATTTAAATTGCACATCCTCATATAAATAAACACTCAATGACTTGTCTTTCTCCTTAATCGTTTGAGTGATCGTACCACCTCGCACATCTTCACCAGCAAAAAAGGCTGCTTCACGGCCGGCCCAAAACGAATCAACAGTATCATCGTTTCTTTCACCTTCAATTCTTCCGGTCCATCCCTCATCAAAAACAAGATGTATAGGTCTTCCCGATATAGGTTGAACTGTTTTCGACGTATTAGTTGGAGTCGCTCCAAAACTAATAATTTCATTTAATGTCACTATACCAACGTCTGGAACCAATATGTCCAATCGTATATCCTGACCTACTGTATAACCACTTACAGACATGATTTATTCTCCTATGCTGGTTGAGTCGACTGTCTTACAACCACAGACTGCCCACCCTCTAAGTTAATTAAAAACACTTCTAAAATAGATAAATATTTAACTTTAACCATGGCAATT